TGGGTTTCCCTGCCGACTACAAGCTGCCAGCGAACGAGGCGCTGGCGTGGCACCTGCTGGGCAACGCTGTGTCGCCTGTAGTAGCGCGCGACCTAATCAAAACAATCAAGGAGGCCGCGTGAGTTCGGATTTCCAACACCACGGCCGCGCCCTGTTGGGCAACGGCTACCTCATCATCCCGATTAAGCCGGGCCACAAGCGGCCTGCGCTGGACAACTGGCAAACCGCGCGCCTCGGCGCCGCTGACCTGACCCGCTACCCGGCGCACGGCGTCGGTGTGCTGTGCGGGCAAGGCGCCCAGCCCATTGCCGCCATCGACGTAGATACCCTGGACGAGGGCCTGGCTGCGCGCTTTGTGGCCTGGTGCCAGGAACACCTCGGTGCGACGTGCGAGCGCGTGGGCAATGCGCCCAAGATTCTGCTCGCCTATCGGGCTGCGTCCGAGGGCTGGGGCAAGGCCACCGGCGCCTGGTTCGAGGACTTGGGCGGCGGCCGGCACCGGCTGGAAGTGCTGGGCAAAGGCCAGCAGTTCGTGGCCTACCACATCCACCCGGACACAGGCGAGCCCTACGAGTGGGTGGATTTCTACGGCGGCCTGGAAGCGATGCGGGCCAGCGATCTGCCGGTCATCACCGAGGCGCAGGTCGAAGAGGCCCTGCAGGTGTTCGAGGCGATGGCCGAGGAAGCCGGGCTGGTGCGCGTGTCGGGCAGCCGGAACAAGGCCGGCGGCATGACCTCGGCGCCGGACGACGACCCGCTCATGGCCTATGAGCCGCCGGTGGGCATCGACTTGAGCGAAGCCCGGCGCCTGGTGGCCTATGTCGATAACGAGGACTACGACACCTGGCTGAAAGTTGGCATGTCGCTGCACCACGAGTTCGACGGCAGCATGGCCGCGCTGGATTTGTGGGACGAGTGGTCGAGCACGGCCAGCAACTACGCCAGCCGCGAGGACTTGGAGAAGCGGTGGGACAGCTTCGGCAAGTCCGGCCGCAACCCGACGACGGCGCGCTGGCTGCTCAAGGTCGGCAACCAGGGTAAGCGCGACGCGGTGAAGGCCGAGAAACGCACCGCACTGGATGATGCCAAGGGCCTGATCTTGTCGTGCGCCGATTCCATCGACCTGGTGAATGATGTCGCGCGCAAGGCGGGCGAAGCAGCCGGCACGGATCTGGCCCTTCGCGCCGAACTGGCCGGGCTCATCCGGGCGCGCTTCAAGGAACTGACCGACACCAGCCTGCCGGTGGCCGACGTTCGCGCGGCCATGGCCGGCGGGCGCAAGGTGGTGGCATTCAGCAAGCAGCGCCGGCAGATGACCGAATTCGGCAACGCCGAGCGCATGCTCGACCACTACGGCGACGGCCTCATGTACGTGCCGGAAATCGACGGTTGGTTCAACTGGACCGGCGTCTATTGGCGGCGTGCGGCCGGCGTCGAGCTTGAGCACCTAGCGAAGGAAACCATCCGCGCGCTGCCTGATGAGGCCAAGAGCATCGAGAGCGACGCCGAGCGGGCCGAGTTCTTCAAGTTCTGCGCCGTCAGCCAGCGGGCCGTCATGGTGCGCAACATGGTGAGCCTGGCGCAGTCCGACCCGCGCGTCGTGGTGGGCATGGCTGACCTCGACAAGCTGACGCACCTCCTGGGCGTGGGCAATGGTGTGGTCGACCTGCACACCGGCAAGCTGCTGCCGCCGGACCAGGCGTACCGCGTGACCACTATCACGGCGGTGGAATACGACCCGGAAGCGCGGGCGCCGCTGTTCGAGCGCACGGTGGCCGAGGTGTTCTTCGGTGATGCCGACATGATCGGATTTTTCCAGCGTCTCGTGGGCTACTCGCTGCTGGGCAAGCCGGACGAGGACGTGCTCGCCATTCCCTACGGGTCGGGCTCCAACGGCAAGAGCACGGTGCTGGGCGCCATCCGCGACGCCCTGGGTAAGCACGCCAAGATGGCGAGCGCCGACACCTTCCTGAGTAGCGGCGCGGCCGGTGGCAATGCCGGGGCGGCGCGCGAGGACGTGCTGCGCTTGCGTGGCGCGCGCTTCGTCTATGTCAGCGAGCCCGACGAGGGCAGCGAACTGCGCGAGGGCCTCATCAAGTCCATGACCGGGGGCGAACCGCTGCCGGCGCGCGGCCTGTATTCCAAGACCACGGTCGAGGTGGCGCCCACGTGGGTGGCCTTCATGCCAACCAATCACCGGCCCATTGTGAAGGGCGACGACCACGCCATCTGGCGCCGGCTGCTTCCCGTGCCGTTCATGCGCAACTTCGACCAGGACTTGACGGTGGAGAAAGACCCCGACCGTGCGGCCAAGTTGGCGGCCGAGGCGCAGGGCATCCTGGCCTGGTGCGTGCGCGGGGCGCTGGCATACCAGAAGGCGGGCCTGCAGCCACCGGCCGCCGTGCGCGGGGCGCGCGACGACTACAAGAGCGACATGGACCTGCTGGGCGAGTGGCTGGACGAGTGCTGCGAGGTCGGCCCCAACCATGTGGAAACCAACGCCCGGCTGTGGGCCAGTTGGGAAGCCTTTTCCAAGGCGCGGGGCGAGCTACGGTTCATTGCCAATTCCAAGAACCTGGGGCGGCGCCTGACATCGCGCGGCTTTGGTCCGATCAAGGACGAGTACGGCATTCGGGGCCGGGGCCTGCTCGGCATCCGGGTGCGCCAGGTGGGGGACTTCGCGTGATGTCAGTAGCAGCGAAGAGCAACGGCCTGCACGGTGGCCTTGAATGGGGTTCCCGTGGCGTCGGTAATCGCCAGGGTATCGGCGCCCATTTCGGCCGCCTTTTCCCTAGCCAGGCGCTTCGCGCCATCGTAGGCATCCTCCCCTGGCGCGGCCTCGCCGGTAGCAGACACCGGGCCGAGTTTCTTGCAGTCGGCCAACAGGGTGCTGCTCTGTTTATGGACCTGGACCTGGGCGGCGCGCTCCGACAGCTTGGGCGTTGCGCACGACGCGCAAAAAATCGCGCACAAGGCAATAAGCATCTTTTTACTTGTTTGCATTTTGCTGCGCGCTCCCGTGCTGGTTTGTGCGTGTTGGCCGGTGGCTGGCCTGGTTATTCGCATTTTATCGCGTGTTCAGGCTGTTTGCATTTTTCTACTTGCGACGTTTGCGACGTTTCTAGGGGGTTTTTAAGGAAATTCCTCATACGTGTACATGAGAAAGTTAGTCAAAAAACACTGAAAAACGTCGCAAACGTCGCAAGCAAAATTTTGCACATTCAAGGAGGGGCAGCGCATGCAGAAAACCGTGGCCGTGAATGAGCGCGGGTTGCGCATCGGTGAGGACCATCCGAGGGCCGAGCTTACGGATGCCGAGGTGGAGCGAATCCGCGAACTACACGAGGAAGGTATGAGCTACCGGCAACTGGCCGAGAAGTTCGAGCAGTCCAAGGGGGCGATTGCGAAGATTTGCCGCTATGAGCGGCGCGGGCAGTTCGTGGCGAGCTTCAAAGCGGTGCCCGTGCTGGACTGCGAATAGGCTGGAATGGGCAGCATGAGGAAGAGCACCTACACCCCCGAGATTGCCGCCGAAATCTGCGCGCGCCTGGCAGAAGGCGAACCGCTGCGCCAGATTTGCCGCGACGAGCACATGCCGGCGTGGCGGACGGTCTACGACTGGATCGAGGCAGACAACGACTTCGCCGCACGCATCGCGCGTGCGCGGAAATCGGGCTTTGATGCGATTGCCGAGCAGGCCCTCGAAATCGCCGACACGCCGCAAGTGGGCGAGGAAACCGAGGAAAGCGACGACGGCTACAAGGTCAAGCGCGGCGACATGCTGGGCCACCGCAAGCTGCAAGTCGAAACCCGGCTAAAGCTCCTGGCGAAGTGGCACCCGGCCAAGTACGGCGACAAGACCAGCATGGAACTGACCGGCGCCAACGGCGGCCCCGTGCAGATCAGCGACACCGAGCGCGCCGCGAAGATCGCCGCCATTCTCGCCGCCGCCAAGGCCCGCAAGGACGGTGATGTTTCCGACCTCGTTTGACCCCGCACTACTGGCCTACCTGACGCCCGAGGAACTGGCCGAACTCGACGTGCTCATCGCCAGCGACCCGACCGTGTGGCGCCCGCTACCTGGCCCGCAATCGCTGGCCTTTCACTCCGAGGCCGACATCATCGGCTATGGGGGCGCGGCCGGCGGGGGCAAGACCGACCTCGCCTGCGGCAAGGCCCTGACCCAGCACCAGAAGGTGCTCGTGCTGCGCCGCGAGGCCACCCAGCTAACCGGCATCATCGACCGCTTTACCGAACTCATCGGGGGGCGCGACGGCTACAACGGCGCGGAACGCATTTGGCGCCTGCCGGGCAAACAGATCGAGTTCGGGTCGACGCCCAACCTGGACGACTGGAACAAGTACCAGGGCCGCCCCCACGACCTGCTGGTGTTCGACGAGGCGGCCAACTTCCTGGAATCCCAGGTGCGCGCGCTGCTGGGCTGGCTGCGCTCGGTTGATCCTGCGCAGCGCTGCCAGGCGCTGCTGACATTCAACCCGCCGACCACGGCCGAGGGCCGGTGGATCACGGCTTTCTTCGCCCCTTGGCTCGACAGGAAGCACCCGAAACCGGCCCAGCCGGGCGAGTTGCGGTGGTTCGCCATGATTGACGGCGAAGAGGTCGAGGTGGAAAGCGGCGAGCCCTTCCAGCATGGCGCCGACCTCATCAAGCCGATGAGCCGGACGTTCATCCCCTCGCGCGTCAGCGACAACCCCTACCTCATGGGAACCGGCTACATGGCAACCCTGCAATCCCTGCCCGAGCCGCTGCGCTCGCAAATGCTCTACGGCGACTTCAACGCGGGCATCGAGGACGACCCGTGGCAAGTCATCCCGACCACGTGGGTGGAAGCCGCCCAGGCCCGGTGGAAGCGGCCCGACAAGCTGGCGCCCATGGATTCGCTGGGTGTCGATGTCGCGCGCGGCGGCCGCGACAACACCATCCTGGCCCGGCGCCACGGCATGTGGTTCGACGAGGCCCTGGTCTATCCGGGCAGTGCGACACCGGACGGGCCGAAAGTTGCAGGCTTGTCCATCGCCGCGCTGCGCGATCAGGCCGTGATTCACATCGACGTCATCGGCGTGGGCTCGTCGCCCTACGACTTCCTCAACGAGGCCAACCAGCAGGTGGTTGGCGTCAATGTCTCCGAGTCGCCCACCGGCACCGACAAGTCGGGCCGGCTGCGCTTCAAGAACCTGCGCAGCGAACTGTGGTGGCGCATGCGCGAGGCCCTGGACCCGACCAACAACACCGGCATCGCGCTGCCGCCAGATCCCCGCCTCCTGGCCGACCTGTGCGCGCCCACCTGGGAACTGTCGGGCTCTACCATCCAGGTGGCGAGCCGCGAGCAGATCATCGACCGCATCGGCCGCTCGCCGGACTTCGGCAGCGCCTACGTGCTCGCGCTCATGGACACCCCGAAGCGCGCCGCCATCGCCGCGCTGGGCCGTGGGCAGCGCCGGGAGTACGACCCCTACGCAACTCGCTGAGGCGTGCCCGTACCTCAACCGTGCGCGCATAGATTGCGCGCATGGACCAGACCCCCGCCCACATCGACCAAGCGCAAGACCTCGTCGCCGGCATGCCGACGCCCGAGGCCGTGCGCCGCATGGAGGACATCCTCCTGCAAATGCCGCAGATCGACCTGCACACCGAGCAACTGGTGCACGGCGGCATGGCCGCACGGACGATCTTCATTCCCGCCGGCACGGTGCTGACCGGGGCGCTGACCAACATCGACAACCTGTGCGTGGCCTTCGGCGACATCACGGTCACGACTGACGACGGCCCCAAGCGCCTGACCGGTTTCAACGTCATTCCAGCCCTGGCCGGCGCCAAGCGTGCCGGCGTGGCGCACTCCGATACCTGGTGGGTGACGATTCACCGCACCGACCTGACGGACCCCGACGCCATCGAGGACGAAATGACGAGCGAAAGCCACCGGCTGCAAACGCGCACGCTCGCCTTGGGCCACGACACCACATCAGCGATTGAAGGGGAACAGGCATGAGTTGGGCAGTTACCGCCGTGGTTGCCGCCGTTGCCGTGTCGGCCGGCGTCAGCTACTACAACGGCCAGCAACAGGCGAAGCAAAACGAACGTGCCATGCGGCAAGCGAAGGCCAACGCTGACAAGCAGGCCAACCTCGCCGAGCAGGATATGAACCGCGCGAACCAGAAGCAACCGGATACCAACGCGCTGCTTTCGGCGGCCCAGCAGTCCGGCCGCGCGGGCGCATCGGGCACCATGCTGACCGGGCCGGCGGGCATCGACCCGTCCTCGCTCTCGCTCGGCAAGAGCACGCTCCTGGGGCAGTGATGGCCGAAACCGCGCGCGACAAACTCCTTGCCCGCTGGTCCGGTCTGCAATCCGACCGGTCAAGCTGGATCGCCCACTGGCGCGAAATCAGCGAATACCTGCTGC